CCATGAAACCTTTCACGGCGACACCAGCAGCAGTGAATGCCCCACCAGCGGCCACGGCTCCAGACACCACAGTAGTTAACCAACTCGACACGGCCAAACCGACCATGGTGGCGAGCATGGTTAGCAACGGTCCAACGTTGTCAGCCAGCTTGCCGATAGCGCCGGTCAACAACGAAGTGGCGCCAGTGCTCTTGTTCAGCTCACCTGCGTACTTGGTCACATTGTTTACCAGCTTGGTAAACGCATCGGTCACGGTCACGGGCATTGCATCGGCTTGCTTGCCAAGCTCGTCCATTTGCTTTGTGACCAGCATCAGCTTATCGGCGCTCAGTTGGCCCTTTGCAACCATGTCCTGCAGCCCTGCAATGGTCAACCCCAAAGCATCCGCCAGCGCCTTCTGCAACGCTGGTGCGCCAGAGATAACCGTCTGGTACTCGCCCATGGTCATCTTTCCTTGGAGCATGGACTTGGACCAGGCATCAATCACGCTCTTGGTCTTGTCTGCCGATGCCGAGGATACGGTGAGGCCATAGGAGAGCGTCTCCACCATATCGACCGTCTCAGCGGTGGTGTAACCCATCTGCTTGAGAGATTCGGAGGTGCGGATAAATAGCTCTGCAGTGTCGGCAATGGGTTTGTAGACCCGGTTGCTCACATCCATCAGCCGGCTCATAGCGGCCTCACCAGCGGCGGCGCTGCCAGTGGCTTGCGTCATACGGCTGGAGAGCTGTCCCCAGGCATCCGCATAAGCTACCAGTTTGGTGACGCTAAAGCCTGCAGCAAGGCCACCCAGCGCACGGGAGGCTAGGCCTACACTGCGCTCGATGGCCGTCATGCCAGCATCCACCTTCTGCTGCACCTGGCGCACGTCCTCAATGAGGCGGGCAAAGTTCGCCATCATCTGGATCTCTAAGGTTCCAGCAATCATTTGTGTGCTCCAAAATGCAAAAAGCCCACGCACAGTTGCGTGAGCCAGTAAAGATCCCCGCAGCAAGCGGGGTGAAAAATGCGGCATGGGCTAGGCATAAAAGCCTTAGCCCCCTCGCAACACATCCTTGATGCGGCGGGCGATAGCCTTCTTTTCCTGCAGGCCGTCTGAGGGCAGCCAAGGTGCCGGCCGTAGCGGGTTTTCCGCAGCGTTCACTTCCGTGACGAACTCAGTCGACATTTGCCGCAGCAAATCCACCTCCCAGGGCTTGAGCTGCACACCCGAGAGCAGTGCCCAAGACCGGATCTCAGTAAAGCTAAGCCGCACGGGCCCAGCAGCGCCAGGCTCGATGAAGTCAAGCCGCCTGAGGTAGTCGACCAAATACTCCAGCTCGGCCGCCAAGGGCGGGTAGTAGATCTCGGCGTCCTTGTCCAGGGCTTGTTTAGCCCGGGAGGGAAGCTTTACCTCCTTCTCCGAGCGGCCTACCTTGTCCTTCCGCGTCTGGGAGGCATTCCACCAGGCGAGCTGGCGGATGTAGAGGATTAGCTCGTCAGCGAGCCCTGAGTAAAATTTGACCAGTCCTTGACGTGCTCGGCCACCTGGTCGGCGATGAAGCCAATCGTGCGATCACCGTACACGGCCAGTGCCAGCTCGCGGCCGGTCAGGCCGTCATAGTCCAGCTCGACAAAGCTGTGGGTGATCTCGGCCAGATACTGAGCCTGCTCTTTTTGCTTCTCGTCGGAAGTCTGCTCGAACTTGCCGCTTTTGCGCAGGCGAGACACTGCACGATTGGAGATCTTCGTTTGGGCGGCCTGGTATTCACGGGAGCCAGGGCCATAGACGTTCACGCCCACCGGCTTCTTATCGCTCTTTTTGTCACCCTCGGTGTACATCAGGTTGTCCTGTGCATCCTTCAGATGCAGGAACGAGGTTTCAGCGACGGCCTTGGACTTGATATTCAGAGACATGTGATTTCCTTATAGCGGAGGTAAATAAGGCCCGTGCGCAACCGCCCGCCCCGCTATATGGAGCGAAGCGGCTGCGTCGGTGCAGGGGAGGCCTTACGGCCAATGGGTTACGGGGACAGGATCAGGGGGCCGGCACTTCAACGATGCCGACGCCAGACTTGCTGGTCGTCAGCTCCAGCTGGACCGTGGCCGAGCGCATCGAGTCCACACCAGCGGTCGCCTTTTCAAACGACATGACCTTGGCCTGGAAGTAGTCGATATCGCCGCCTTGGTACTCGACCTTGAACGAATAATCCTCGTCCGAGTTCAGAGCCTCGGTCAGCAGAATCTGGCCCGGGTCCTTGTTGTCAATGCCCAGCTGCAGGGTCTTCTGGCCTTCGTTAAAAGAGCCCTTGAATTTCTGCGTGCCGCGGTTGTCGATGGGCTGATGGTTCACCACCGCAAAGGTGCGGCCGTGGCTGCCACCATCGGTGATCTCGCCGATCTTGGCCCAGTCGGCGACTGCCGCATAGCCTGCAGCGTCAAACGTGGCAGGCTGATTGGCGGAAATGCTGATCTTCGTACCAGCAACGGTTTCTACTCCGGACATGGAGCTTCCTTTCTGCAAAAGAAAAGGCCCACCGAAGTGGGCCCCTGGGTTAAGCCGTTGCCGGCCATCTATCGGTCACGCTTTGAAGTGACCATCAAATCTATGGAACGCCCAAAAATGGACGCCTCCTCGTTGTCGAGATCCGGGCCAAGCCCGGCGTTGCGCACGTTGTTTACCGTGATGCCATTGATCAGCCCGCGCTTGTTCTCGCAGGCCTTGCGCACGGCACCTATCAGCCGCTCCTTTGTCGGGTAGTCCTTGGCGGCCACCGTCACCTCGATGCGGCCGGTCTCCATCACCTTGGTCTCATCGCCGCTGATGGTCTGCCGGTCGTTGTCGCTGATGTTGCGAAGGGATAGCGCTGGCAGCGCAGAACTCTGGGGAATAAACCCTTGGTGCATGCGATCCACCGGCACCAATGCCACCAAGGCAGAAGCGCCATAACGACGCGAAATGCATTGGGCGCGCTCATTCTTCAGCCTCCACAGATACGCCAGAGGTATTGAGACCATGCTTCGTGGCCAGGCGGGCTTTTATGTAGTTGCCAGCCGCCACGATTGCCTCTTGGCCCTTGTTGTCCAGCGCTGGGCGCATGAATGGGCGGGACCTGATGCCGGGGTGCAGGACCGACGCACCAACGAATTGGCCGCCGATCTGCAGCGAGCCTTTGGCCATCATCTTGTTCAGCGTTTTAAGCCCCACCTTTTCCTCGCCTCGACGCGTTTTACGGGTGGGGGTGTCCTTCGCAGCCACACTGATCCAGTGCGCTGCCGTGCCGAATTCATTCCATTTGGCTTTGAAGTCGTCGGTTTTCACGCTCGCAGTCACCACGCCCTTTTGATTGCGCGTGCTGATGCGGATGCTCTCTCGCAAGTCGCCGTCATCCACGGGAGCGCCGCGCTTGGCTTCCGCCTCCAGCACCTTGGCACCAGCTCGCAGCGCACCGCGCATCACGTTCTTCTGCAGCTTCTCGGGCAGCTGCTTCATGAACTCGGCCAACTCTTTGAGGCCAGTTACCTTAACTCCAGAGGTCGCCATCGTCTGCCCTCCCAAAATCCTTGATGAGCAGCTCAATGCCGTCGCGGCGCCCCAGCTCAGCAGGTCCTGCCACGATCTCGCACACCCGGTCGGGCTCGCCATCAACGCCCAGGACCACAACCCGCATATCGGCGCGAACGCCGGCCAGGTAGCGCATCCTCAAGCGGGCAGGCCGCTCAGTGATCTGCACTGAGTCCTCGACCTTCTCAGACCGGGAGGGGAGTACATCCTGAACTTGAGCCCAGCCAGATGCGAACTCACGCCACTCTTTTATCTCGGTGTTGTAGTCTGGGTCTCGACCAATGACTACATGCACCATGATGCGGATCTCTTTGTCTAGGTCTCCAGCGAGTAAAAGCATGGTCACACCCCCAGGCCCACACGGTCGGGCCACAGAATCCGCTCTGCGCGAGTCATTGCGGCCGGTGTAGGCTGATCGCCCCGCTTGTCGTAACGGTCGCTCACCATTTCCAGCACAGCAGCCCGAAACTGCGCGTTGGCTACCATGGGCGAGTCGCCTGCTGTGCCGTCGGCCAGCGCAGCATCGAGCGCCACCTGGTCAGCAAACACCTTGCGATTGAGAAACTTTTCAG